CTACATCCTGTTTGGCGTGACGATCTGTGTAGACGTTGATTGTGACGCGCAGTTTGCCGTTGAGCGATAACATGCCGTATTTGTCGTTCCACGCAGCTGCGACTATCTTTTCCCAGTCGACTGTTGTTTTGGGTGTGTAGACTCCACCCATTTTTGTCATGCGTGGTCTGCCTTTGGGTACGGCTCGACCGTCGATGCGGAACCGGAGTAGTTTATCCATTAAGTGCTTTTTTGCGGGCCGTAAATTCGGATATCAGTTTTGTGGAGTCACCGGAATCGACTGCGCGTGACCAGAGCAGGTTCAGCTCGTCTAGTGTTGTAGCCGTTTGCACGTCGTTTGCGGTGATTTGCGACTCGGATGGTGCGCCTCGTTCGGCTTTCTGCATTTCTGTTCGTGATGCGCGGTTCTTTGATGTGGTGAAGTTTGCGGTGGCGAGCGCCCGACCGATTGCTGAAGTTTCTGCGTTTTCGTATGCGCTGGTCACGTTTGCCCCGGCACCGCCGTCAATCTCGAATGCGAGGCCTGTGCCTCGAGGTCGCAGCTCGTCAAACACAAAGAAAACTTCTGCGTAGACGCGCCATTGTTTGCGGTCACGGTCAGCATCGGTGGTTAGATCGCGTGTGATGATTGCACCGTTGGGGTATTTTTTCCAGAATGCTTCGATGCGTTCTTGGACTGTTGCGTAGTCTGCCAGGTTGAATCTAGCCATTTTGCATCTCCTTGTAGTTGTTGAAATCGGTGATGAATCGTTGAGCAACTTCGATTAGGTCAGCGATCATAACTTCGTCGCGTTCCATAATGATGTGCTTAGGTTCCATCCATGCTGGCACAAATTCGCCAGAATCTGATGTGGCGCGAAGCAACCAGGCAAAAACACACTTTTGTGCCCCGGTGACATGCAACTGCCACTGAACCTGTCGACGGTACTGAATCGGGATTGTGCTGCCTTCCCAATCTTTGCCAGTCGTTTTGACTTCGGCAATAATCGACCAATCATCGTTCAGGCCGTCGGGTGTTGCGAGATGCCAGCGGTAGTCGCCGTCTCCTCGGATTAGCCAGTCGTTTGGTTTGATGCCGTATTCGATTGGCAGGCCGTTGACAATCCATTCCTCGTAGTCGCGCCCAAACTTCATGTAGGCGTTATCCTCGACGATGTTGTCCTCTGGGAATAGTGCGTTGTTTAGTTCGGCGTTGTATCCGGCAGGACCTGAAGCGGCCTTGGCAACGGTTGTGGCTGACACACCGTATTGGCGCGCCTTGTACCATTCATCGGTCTGTGACCGGGCGACCATTCTTTCGTTGTTCATTGAGTACCTTTTCTCCGTATTTGAGCATACGTTCAGTAAAGGTTCTCATAGACCTACGACGTTCTATTCGGGTGCGTGTCTTGTCGTACCCGGACATGTGTTGTTTGAGTTCGGCGAAGTGTGCCGCTCGTGCTTTGACCGCGGCGGCGGTTTGTTCGGCTTGTAGTTGGCGCAGCTCGTCACGGACTATGTCGACGTGTGGCCAGCGTTCATTGTGTGGATCCATACCAGACCAATGCAAGACCGATTGTGCCGGGCAGAATTGCCCAAGTTGCGTTTATTAGGCAAATGATGAAACCAATGACGGTCAATGTGCGACCAAGGTTGAATGCTTGCTCTTTAGGCATGATGCTCCTCTGCTAGTAGGTGGTCATACCATAGCACATAAGCAGGGGCAGTCGCCCCCTAGAACGACTGCCCCACCCGGTAGGGAGAAAGGTTAGAACCTACTCGGGGATAATCTCATGCGTCGGTGTCATCGTCTCAACCATCAAAGCGGCGGCCTTTGCCTTGACGGCTCTCTCTTTGACACGTTCACGCTTTTCACGCGCAAACACTTTCTCTGGATCAACAAAGCGACCTTTGGCATCCTTGATTGCAAAGTGCAGGTGTGGGCCAGTCGTTTGTGTTCCGGTGTTCCCGCTCTTGCCGATTTCGTCGCGGCGCTTGACGCGTGTGCCGTTGCCAACGAATACTTTGGAGAGGTGGTAGTAGAACGTTTGTGAACCGTCGCGGTGTCGAATCACAACATGCTTACCTGCACCGCTGTTCGGGTTGTTCGATGCGGCGACAACAATGCCGCGATCGGAAGCCCACACCGAATCCCCGACGGCACAGTTGTAGTCAAGTCCTGGTGTTGCGGCCCCACGTTTGACGTGAGCTGCGAAGTCGTCGTTGATTGCGGTTGGTTTGACCGGGCGGATAAGGTCTACGTCTGCCATGGTTAGCCTACTTTCGTAAGTATGAGTGATGTGATTACGGCCACAATGCTGGATATGCCAGCGAATGACCAGACTTTCATTTCGAGGTTGCGGATACGGTTTTCGTGGTCGTCGAGTTGTTTGGGGTGGTCGCCGAGACGGATCTCCAGCTCGACGAGTTTTTCATAAATTCGTTCGAGTGTGACGACCACCCCGTCACTCACTTTTTGCCGTCTTTCGCGCGAGCAGTTTCGATAGCGCTGTTGATGGTGGCGTTGAAGTCACCGTCGTCAACTGCGCCCTTACCGGCGTAGATGAATGCCAGGGCACCAAAGATACCCAGGACACCCGTCAACGCCCCCATAAGGGCACTCTGGGCGACTGTGAGACCGATTGCTGACCCTGCACCGAGTCCAGCAATTCCAGCGCCTAGGGCGAATGATGCGATGCGCATGATGCGCTTGATAGTTTCTTTCATTTTTAGTCCTTTACTAGGTAGTAGTCGATCATGTATCGTTCGGGATCAATGCTTGCATCAATTCCAACGATTCGGTATGTAGTTGTTGTGTTTTTGTAAATTAGTGAGATTGATTTGCCAACACTTAGTGCTGGAATTGCGGATAGTTGTTCTTGGGCGTTCCAACGAATCCGTGTAACCCTCATTGAAGTTGTTGAGTATTTAGTCAAAATGTCTTGTGCCAAGTCGTCAACCGCGTTGCTTACCCGGTATGAGGGTGATGTGCCGACACCTCCAGTCCAGCCGTAAAGATAAGTTGTTGAAGTTGGGAAGTCACCGTCAAAGTATGATGCGGTGGATCGTGACAATGAGAATGCGTCGGCCCATAGACGGTCGCCTACCGAAATGTTGCCACCACCAGATCGCGCATAAGACATTCGTATGGTTGCCCGGACTGCGTTTGCTGGAGCCGTAGCACTACCACTAACCAAATACCAAGTGTTTGCCGTTGTGAGCGTTGTATTTGAAGTCGTCGATGTCGATATTGATGTTTCGTCGTCATTGAACCATTCGATGGTCATTGAGGAGATCATGTCTGTTCGGGATACGGTTCCACGCGCCGCGTAACCCTTGATGTAGTAGGTTGTGCCAGCCACAACCGGGATACCGTCTGCTTCGCCACCACTAAAACTAATACGCGTTGAAGCAGCCGCGGTTGATTGTCTTGCTCGCATGGCCCACAAGCCTTTGTAGGCCGAGAAAGGGTTGGCATCCTTTAATGGTTCACGGCGGCGAACTTTTGCGTTGGCAATACCTGAATATCCGTCGTCAGAGTATTCGACCGATGGGTTGACGACAAGGTTGAAAACACCGGAAGCCCACCAGTAAGAAATGTTAGTTTCAAGTTCGGCTCTGCGAACACCATAAGTAGTTACCGATGTTGAATCTATTGCTTCTTGTGTAACATCCCGACCAATTCCCGTCACGTTCGCATTGTTGACAACAACAAAGTTTTCTTCGTTGAACCCACCAATTTTGGTTACTTCGGCAGCCTCAACATAAAATCGTGAACGGTTGTTCAAAACAATGTTGTTTGCAACGTTTGCTGTCGAGTTTTCAAAATCAATTTCGGTGTAGTGCAGTTGCCCGGCAGAACCAGCAAGGTCCGTAAACGTCTTACCGCTCGACTGGACGTTGTCTGTTAAGTTGCCGTAAATCAGACTGTTTCGACCAGTTGTGATATTTGTGGGCAAGTTGTTGGAACCGAACCAGTAGAACTCGGGTTGGCTTCGTGCTATTAGATCAAGGTGGTCTGATAAAGAACCAACTAAATCGGTGTCTCCGAGTAGATTCCTGTTTGTGTTT